CGCTGTACTGACCTGTCTTGCGGATAGAAGGAAGAACCTCGCTTGTTACCCAATGCTTGAACTCCTTGGCACGTTCTTGCTTACTACCAAAGATAAGGGCGTAAACACCGCTCTCTGTAACAAATGTAGTACTTACTATTTGGAAGGCATCCTTTCCGTCTGCCTTCTTGCCAGTAACAACCCCCATGTCGTGTTTCACTACATCGCACTTATCAACGTGTCTTGCGATAGCATCACGTCCGTTTGAATAACCAAGAGCGTCTGTTACATCGTTTGCACAGAACAATAACTCTTCACTTGCATCATCAATAATGCGTACCTGCCCAAACATCGGGTGAGAAAAAATCTTAATTGCGTCCATTTACGTATAATTTTGAACGTTAAACAAATGTAGGGTTGATACACAAAAGAGGTGTATCGCTACCCTCTGTTCAATGCCTATACGTGGAAGCACGGATGCACCATTACAATGCAACCAAGGGGCGATACACCAATATCTTTGATATGGATATATCTTAATCTCCGTAAGAAAATAGCGAGCATAAAAAATGCCCCACCGTTTTGTGGCAGAGCTTCCAACCTCGCCACGTATATTTATTGAACGCTGCAAAGATACGAAATAAATTTCTATCTGCGTGGTCTAAGTAAGCATTTTAACCAAACTTTAACGTTTGGCTTATTGATTTTATCTTTTTGATACGAAAATCCCCACCTACCAACAATGATAGATGGGGAAATGTAGTTAGTCTTTCTTGTCTTTGGAGATGAAATGTTCCTTCATTTCTCTCACATCATTACACATTCTCCATAGCTTGAAGAACAAGACGATTTGGAGAACACCGATAATTAATAGTCCTATATCCATAGTCGTATGTTGTTTTGTTTGCAATTACCAATCGTCATTTGAGGAACCTGTGCCATCGTGCTTTTCAGCCATCCAAACAATGAGAGGAGTGATGTATGAATTAATCCAACTGTTGAAATTTTTCACTGCGATTTTGGAATTTACTGAACCATCCAAATTAAACATCGTTACAGTAGGCCCATATTCGGGATGCTCCTTACTCGTAAATCGTACGCCTCCAAGTTTATAGAACGAACGGACGATTTGGTCGTTCACATGAATAGATATTTTATAACGACCATCCTTGAATTGCAAAACGATGTTCATATCCACGTCAGCCATGTTGCCAATGCCTCTGCATCTGTAAGCATCGGTTGCCGCACAATGAATATTCATAACTTGCTCACCCATTACATTTATTACCTTGTCTGGATTACGATAATGCTCCACTACGTATTGATATGCTCTCTGATACAAGTCGTGTGCGGTTGCATCTTTGACCTCCAACACGATATAATCCTTTCCGTCCTTTTCAGACACAACACCTTCTGGTGAAGCCTTAAATATTTGTGCATTTGCTTGCACTGCTACTGCCAGCAATATAGCCAGCACCGATAAAATCTTCTTCATAACTTAAAAATGTATTTAATGATTAAACAAATCAATATCACAAGCAAGGAGAACAAAAAGAACTCCTTGCTTATCCCTGGGTGACCGTCGCCAATCATATCTCGATGCTTTCGATAGATGAAACATCTACCCACTTTGTGCCAGTCTCTGTTTCCAAGCGGATAACCTCGATTTTATTGGCATTATCATCGAATGAGTATTGTCTGTCTTCGTTTGAAATCTCGAAGGTGTACGATGCTCCACTCTTGGTATTCAAAACCACCATGCCGCCTCCGTTCTCCGTACGGATGCCACCCAATATGCTATGTAAAATTATTCCGTTCATAATCGTAAGTTTAAAGGGTTATTTATCTAGCTTTGCTATTGTGCAAACTTGACTTGTCTTGTTTCTGCTCTCTACATACTCGATGCGAACAATACCGCTGCCAGTGCGCTCCTTTGTCGGCATCTCTAAGACCTCGGCAGTCAATATCGCAGTCTTGCGAATAGCAGGATTATTGCGAACATTAAACTCCACCTTCTTGCTTACATTTGCAGTAAGCTCAACACTCATATAATTAGTGTCTCCATCAATGTTTACTAAGTATTTCATAAGTTTCTCGCTTGACCGTGATGCGTAGGGCTGAATGTGTTATTTACTTATTTTCGTCATAGATGTGTGCTTGGTCGTACAAAGCCTTATCCAACGCCCAATCCTCCTTAGGATAGATACCTTCACCCAAGCCTGTGTTGAAGTCGATGTAGTAATTATCATCGTCCTCCTTGATAGTTACATTATAACCTTCATAATTGATGTTCTGCTCTTTCATTTTCTATAGACTTATCCGTGATGTCGAGGGCTTGGTTAATACTGTCGGGAGCCGAAGCTCCCTGGTTTTGGCTAATCGGGGCTATTGCTTGCCGCCGGGGATCACCTCGAAGACACGATGCTCCAGGTCCGAAGACAGTCGATTGCCGAACTCGTCAGAGACTTTTCCGTCTTCGTTTACGAAATACTCCTGTTCGTTCATTACCTTTGCGGCGATACCGAGACATTCAAGGCAATCCTTCGCTACAAATATAACGTTCGTTCCTTCTCTCTCGGCGTTCTCGAAGTGCTCTATCCAACCACCGTCAAGATCGCCAATGAACCCGTTCGTGTAGTCCTCCATCTCATCCTCGAATCTCCAGTTGAGGCCTTTTAGCTCCTCTACCATCTGGTTGTTTGTTCCAATCTCGCCAGTGAGAGCCTTCTGGATGGTCTGAATGAAGAGCTTGTCGAACTTCTCCTTGCACTCGTCCGCCCATTCCTTGAGCGTTTCTTCTTCTACTCCTTCTATCATATTCTTTGCTATTTATTGGTTGATACTTTGCTGATCCGTTCCTCTGACGAGGAAATGTACAAGGGTCTTTATGTCCCACTTGTCATTGTACTTGATGTCTCGCTCCGTCAATGCTTTCTGCAAGACCTCTTTGACCTTGGCGACATGTCTGTTAGCCATCATTAAGTCACGCTGTGCTCTCTGTTGTTCGTTATAGGCGTTATATACATCCTCCGTGTCGCAAATCTTCGAGAGGGCATCAAGTCGTTTCTTCATCTTAACATTCTCCTTGACGAGCTTCCAGCGAGGCATATCGTCCAGGGATTGTTGGTACTCCTTGATTTCTTTTCTATTCATAATTTCAAAAGTTTAGTTAATAATAGAAGAGGATGATATTGGTCATCCTCATTTTTTTGGCTCCTACCCAAGGTAGTCAGGGTCGTAGATACCGAAGAGTCGCAGCGTGTCGCTGTTTATCTCCGTCTTGCTGACGATGTAGCGTTGGGTCATCTGGATGTTGGGCTTTCCTGAACTGATGTGGCCCATCATAATTGCTATCTGCTCCAACGAGGCACCCTTCTTCGACAGGTTCGTGGCGAACGAGCGTCTGCCGGTGTGTGACGTAACGAAACGGTACTTCATGCCAGTCTGTTCCTTTCCTCCCATGAACACCTTGGTGTAGGTGTTGATACCGCAGTCACAACAGATGTCACGAAGGTTCTCGTTGAAGCACTTCTCGCTGATTGTATTCGGTAGAGGTTCGTCTCCTGTACCGCACACGAGGAACGGGCGCAGCTTCTTGTGAAGAGGAACCTTGACCTCCACCTTCGTCTTCTGTGTGACGTACACCAAGAAATGCCCGGTCTCGTCGATGTTCTCGGTGGTCATCCTCTCGCAGTCGCTCCTGCGAGCACCGCAGAGGCATTCCATGATGAACATGCGCTGAACGTATCTCTTGATTGCGCCACGAGGGTTGTACTTTATGATGCGGTCTATCTCCTCGTCGGTGAGGTAAACAGCCTGCACCGGCACTTGCTTTGCCCTGAGCACCTTATTGAACTGCTGCGAAGGTATTACCCTCGTTGCGTCGTTCTCGCGTATCACAGCCTTGATGGTAGCGCACAGGGTCTTGGCAGAGTTTGGGGCGTAGTTCTGGGTAATTTCCTCGAACAGGTCTCTGAGGTTGTCGTCCGTTACATCGGACCACTGAGGCTTGTGCCCGAGCATCTTCTCGAACATGCGGACCACCTTCAAGTACTTTGGGTACTTCCAAATGTACGCTCCGTAGAACGTCTCGTGTCTCCACTCTATCCCATGATAGTCGCAGAACCACCCTTGCTTGATGGGAGTCTTGTACTTCTGCTGCTGTGTATAGGTGAGAAGCTGCTCCCAGTCTCTTGTCTTTAATCTGATTTCTTCTGTCATAATTCTTTATTTCTTTGGTTATTAGTGGCAAAGGTAGTGATTTTCTAAACATAAACCTACTCCTTTGCCGATTTTAACTCGGATTTAACTCTCTTGGGCTGTCTCGAACAGGATATACCAGTCGAGGATGCCCAAGTCCTGCAAGCAATAGCCAATCGACAAGGCCTCGTCCCTGAATTTCTCTACTCTCGTCAGGAACGTCGTGTCGTAGTCGTAGTGCTCGAATAGTTTCTTCGCAACAACGAACTTCCAGTCGTCGTCCAGGTATCCTTGCTTGATGCCGTTGAACTCAATATTTCTATCTATTGCATCGTAGGCTTCCTCCCACACATTGTCGATGGCCTCCAAGAGCTCCTTGGCGGTCTCCGTGTAGTCGATGTCTGTGTCCGTGATGTTGAGGAGAATATTGCCGTTCTCGTCAACCAAGTGCCACTCGTAGTAGCCTGGCTCCAATTTTACTTTCTTCATAATCTTAATGTTTTGGTTTGTAGGAGCGGTTACTGATTTAGTAACCGCATTTTTTGATTAATTGCAAGAGCAGAAGAAATCGTCGTCGCAGAACTTCGTTCCTCCGTATTCGTCGTTCAACTGCTCGTCGCTAACGATGTCGTCTGCATCCGCAAGGTCTCCCCAAGACGGCTGTCGCCCAAGCACATTTTCGAGCATCGTCTGCTTCAACTCAACCTTCTGGTCTCTTGATAAATCATTCACATTCATAATCTTCATAATTTATTGGTTAGACATAGAAGCGTGAAACATTTTGTTCCACGCATTGTTTTGGCTGTTACACCGGCAGAGACACGATGTATTCCTTTCTCTTCTTTCGTGTTCTGCTCTTGACAACGAAGCCGCATAAATCTCTAAGAAATCCCGCCGCATTGCCGATGAATGGCTCGTTGACGAACAATATCGGACGAATCATCCCGTTCTTCTCCATCATCTTGTAGTTGATGAAGTCGAACGGGTCGTCAGGGTCGTCTGCCTTCCTTGCCCATATCGTGTCGTCGAGATAGTCGATGAAGTCTCCCTCTGGCGGGTTCTCCATCTCTATGAAACGCTTCGGGATGAGGAGTATGGTGTCCTTCGCCTCATGGGTGAGGAAAAAGTTCTCCACCACGGTATTGAAGGCGTTCATGTCCATCTCTCTCTGCTCGATGCCTTTCTTCTTCATAATGTCGGCGGCTGAGATCATCTTAGTCGCTCTACTTGCTGTTCTTGCCATAATTCACTTTATTTTTATTGGTTAATGGGACCCTCCGAAGAGGGCTTTTTGCTTAGTGGGCGAGGAATCCGACAGCCTGTCCATTTCCTATCTTCCAACAGAGCCTGTCTTCCTTCAGGCACTCCGTGCAGTTTCCTGTGCAGAGCATCGTGCCTTCTGGAGCTGACGTTTCGTTCTCGAAGATTGGGTGCGCCTCCGGGAATCCGTGCGGGTTTGGCATGTCCAGGCCAAGCCATCCAGAGAATAGGATGTGCATGTTTTCGGGAATCACGTTGCCCTTGTCGATGTATCCGTTGCACACCTTAAACATCTTGGTGAACGCCAGGAACTTAGTCTCGGGGTGATTTCTCGCAATCTCGCACATCTTCCCTAGATACCACTCGTCCTTGATGTCTCCACCAATATGGAAGCGGAAGGCGCGAGGGAATCTGTAATTGAGGTAACCGTCTATCTCCTTGAAGTAACGCTCTGGATCCTCGTGGAGGATTGCGGAGTTCGTTGCCCTGGACTTAATGACCTCCTTGTAGATAATGTCGTTACGTAAGTCATAGCAGGACTTGCTACAGATGCCGCAGTTTCCGCAGTCCATTACAGGAATGAGGGAAACGGAAGGGATGGCACCTAGCTTGGTGTTCCCATCGCTGATGCTGACGTGAAGGTCATTCACGTTGTCAACTGCGTCCTCATAGGCTGACTGTGCCTTTGCGATACGCTTTGCCATGTTCTCCTTTGTTAACACCCAGTAATTTCTTTTGCTCATAATTCTAAAACTTTAAATGGTTAATACTAGGGATGAAAGAAGGAGGCGTGTCTCACGACAGACCTCCTTTTCACCATTTAAACAAATCGAGTTATGTATAGGAGCCTGTATGTAGGTACAGGCTTGTTTGGCTAATTGTCTTCGTCCTCTGCGTTCCAATGGAACATGACCGTGATTTCCTTGTCGTGCATGACGAACGACATGATGTACGGAACGGCTACATAGTCCGAATCGTCGATGTACTGGCATCTCACGGTGTCGAGCACCATCATGACATCTTTCTTCTCGCCGAGCGTAAGGTGTTCGACGACCGCACTTCCCCATGAGTTTATAGACAAGACATCGTTTATAGGCTTTGCGAGTATGATTTTCATAAAGTTTGCGTGATGCTCGGCATAGGTGGGATAGCCTCCGACAAAGCCAAGATACTCGTTTTTGTCGAACGTGTAATCCTGCCCGTCGAACAGGCTGTCCATTACTCCATCCACCAAAACGTTCTTGTCATCCAGTGGCGCAGGAATCAAGTTTCTTGTGTCAATGCTAATTTCTTTCATAATTCTTTGCTTTTAATTAATTGGTTTGAAATTGGAGCGTGAAACAAAATGTTCCACGCATTTTAGGCTAAAATTCTCTTACTACGCTTGTCTCGCAGTCAATGCCTCCAGTCATCTCGATTTCTCCGTCCGCCCAGTCGTTGTAGGCGATGTTCTTGGCTTCTTCCTCGGAATTAGCATAGATGATGGTGCTTGCGTAGCTTATTTCCTTAACTTGTACTTCATACTTCTTCATAATTCTTCGTTTTTATTAGTTATACATTGTACCCTCCAAGCAAGGAGGGCTTTTGGCTGACATGGCTCTCGGCTCGTGCCTCTCTTTAGACCTTCGATGTAGAGAGCTTTATCAGAAGGATCTGAGCCGGCTAACCTTGCCGGACGATGATCCTTCTTGCAGAAGCTCTTCTGAATTGATGCCGAGCGACCATGCCAAAGGTGGCAAGCCTCACGAGTTTCTGATTACTTATTCCACTCGTCAATCTTTCCCTGGATCGAGATGCCAGATTCACTGATGAGTTCCTTCAGGATGCCGAGCATTCTCCATCCCTCGTTGTGGTCAACGCAATCCTTCGCCAGAATGTCGAGATGCTTCAACGACTGAGCCTCTGACGTAAACTTGCCTCCGATGCGGAAACGTACACCATGGAACATGATGAGGTTTCTCATCGTGAAGTAAGAACCAGAGCCCTTGTAGGCGTTGATGAAGTCGTTTGACTGCTTGGTATTCCAGTAGAGGTGCTTACGCACCTTGTTGAAGTTTTTGATTGTTCTGTAAAGAACTTCATAGGAAGTCGTAGAACACATGGTGCTGGCCATCTCATAGAGTGGAGCGTACACCTTCTTCTGCAAGTCGGCTACGAAGATGTTCTTGTTGTTGATGCGAACGTATGGAAGTCCGTGGCAAGTGTGCTTGTAGTGCTCCTTGTCGAGCAAACCGGTCTTCTTATCAACGCGATAGATGAGGTTGTCATCAACGTATGCCTTGAGCTTACTGATGTAGTCTGCTGCCATGTCGGAGGCTACCTCACCATTGAACCACATGTTGCGCATCTTCGCGTTGTCGGAGTCTCCGTGCTTCTGCATCTTCATCTGAGCATACGCTTCGTTCTCCAACATTCTCCACTGGTACTCGTAGCTCTTGTGCTGCAATACCTCGTTGAATGACTTGCCGTATTTCTCCATGTCTCTCAACATGTGAAACATCTGGCTCATCACCCAACGGCGGAATAGTTTCCAGTTGTTCACGTATCCGCCCTCCACGAGCTTCTTCTCCACAACGTCGTCCTCGTCTGGTGCAATCTGCACGAAATCCACAGGGACAGCCTTGCCGTCCTTGATTTCAACGACCTGCTCGTCTCCGAGCGTGAAGTACTTGCTCATGTCGTAGCCCAACGCTCTCAACGTGTCCATGCGCTTCTCCGCCTTGGTCTTCTTCTGAGTGGGAGCCTCCTTTGCGGATGCCTCTACGTTCTTAACTACTACGTTCAAGTTCTCACCAGTGATTGTTGCAATCTGTTTCATATTCTTTAAAATTTTAAATGGTTGATAATTAATTTATTTAACTCTTGTGGATGAGGCTTACGCCCCACCCTTGTTTGGCTCAATCCAGTCTCTGAGGATGATGAGGTCCTTGTCCTTATCGGACTGCCAGAACCAAGTTCCCCATTTACTCTCCCATGCGAGGTTTCCACGTAGCAGCTGTATGAGTATATACAACTCCAGCTTGCATCGCGCCACCTCTCTTCTCTCTCCGTACATCATGTCCTCGTCCGACAGTTCTTTCTCGGGCAAAGCCTTGAAATATTGTCTGCGATGCGACTCTGAACGCTCCGACGGAACGGAATGCTTGTAGGTTTCGTATCTCTGCTCTATCGCAGGAATTACCACCTCATGCGTAAGGTAAGGAACATCGTTCGGCTTGTCCTCCTCGGACATAACAACCTTTCCGTTCACTCTGCATGTTCTCTTTTGGAAGTTGATGGTGAACTTTGCGCCATCCTCTACCGCCTTGATAATCTCGTCGTATGTCATATTCTTAATTATTTGGTTAATAGTTGTGCGCTCAAAGGATGCGTTGCGTATCTTTATGAGCTTGATTTAAACTGTATGTAAGTCCTGATCATCCAGGTAACCACCTGCGAAGATCAGGATGCCTTCAAACAGTTTCGTAAATGTTTCCTTCTTGCGCACGTTTTCGGCTCGCAATAGCTATAGTGTAACCTCGGTAGAGCGTTGCATGAGTGTATTCGCTCGATTAAGTCACATGCTTGCAGGATACGACGGATGTAACCACATCCGTCGTATCTAATTCAACACGTGGCACTAAATTTTCTATTCTTGGTTACGCGGGCTGCAATGCCCTTGGTTGTTTGTAGGTACACTCATAGGCTCGTCGCTTGACTTTATGATGCTGATTGTTACCAGTATGTTACGCGGGTAAACCTGTTGCGTGCAGGTTGACCCGCGTTATCTCATAGCTGGTGACTAAACGCAGCCTACTTGCGTACCCTTTTGGCTTGCGATAGCTCTTGGACTGACCGATGGCTCGGCACATTGATTTATTTTTCTGATTAGCAACAGGAAGTCGCCAGACTCAGACGCCTGAGGTGCATGCGTGATAGCGCGTAAACCTCGGCGTCTGAGTCTGGTTAGAGACCTGTCGCATAAACGTTGCCGTTCGTCAATCCTTGGCGGTGTGCGCCACCTGTGAAAGTCATACGGACTGGCACATAACGATAGGTTATTGATATTGCCTGCCTTGTGCGTCATACAAGGTTCCTAATCCCAATCTCAAGTTGAATACCGATAGGTATGAAACTTGGCTCGGGATTAGCGACCCTTGGATGATGTTGCAGAGGCAGGAGATTAAACTCGTCCGTCCTTCTTCCACGTCCTTGTGCTCGGTCACGGAGATTGTCGGCGTTGAGGCTTTGCGCATTACTTTATGTCTTCGATAGAATCCTGGTTAGGAAGCACGGACGGACCATCTCTTGCGAAGAGATTGGTCCTCGGTGCTATACACGACCGGATTGTTAAACCTCGCCTCCATACCGACAAACCCTTGCGCCAGGAACTCTGTCAAAGGGTAGCGACCAACGTATTGTACGCAGCCTTGCGAGTTCTCATCGCATTCTGTGCGCAACCGATGGATAGATACCCCTTGATTTCGCTCTCCGTCTTCCCTCTGTTGGCTCTCACGTTCCTGCCACGCCCTCGGTCTATGCAACCTACGGCTTGCGTCTTCACGTACCCGAGTCCACCGACCTTCCTCTTGCCTGTCTTGACCGCACGGATGCAGTCCATGACAAAGGTGTTGAGGGTGCTGATGTCCTCCTTGACGTTGATGACCGGCAGCACCTGTGTAGCCCACGAGAACTCTCCGCATCCCTTGTAGAGATACCTATTGACGGCGTTGATAGCTCTCGCCATCGTGGTGTCACGCTTCTTGATCGTCCTCTTCTCGATTTCCTTCTGAAAGGTCTTAATTCGAGTGGAAGACAACGAGATGTCGTGTCCCTTGATGGAGTAGCCCAGGAACTTGAACCAATGCTGTGCGTCAAGATACTCAACCTTCTTAGGGTTGAGCTTCATCTGCATCTTCATCAGTTCGTCCTGCATTATTCGCATCGCCTCCTCGTAGTCCTCGCCAACGAACAGCGTATCGTCAGAATAGCGTACATAGTAGCCTTTCAGGTTGGATAGCTGATCGTCTATATGGTAGAGCACAACGTCGGCGAGCCAAGCCGCAACAGAGCATCCCTGCTTGAGGGACTGGTAGTTCTCGCAGAGATTTCCTTCCGTGTCGAAGTATATGTTCGTGTGGTAGTAGTCACGAATGACCGCAATCAACGCTGACTTTCCGTACTTCTCCTCCACTCTGTCGAACGCCTCGTCAATGTAATTGATGGGCACGCTGTCAAAGTACTTGGACAAGTCGGACTTCCAGCCAAGGATTGTTCCACGCGTGGAACATATCTTCCTCGACACCTCCTGCACCACACGACCGCAGCCGATTCCCTTTTGGTACGACTTGCATCGTGGGTGTGTCATCTCCGGCATCAGCTCGAACAGGAGGTCGTTGGCTATGCTCAACAGGATTCTGTCACAAGGCTCGTTCACATAGACCGTGCGGAAATCTCCGTTGTCCTTTGGAATCTTAGCCGTGTGAGGCGGCATTATCTTGTACCTGCCGTCACGAATCCTTCTGTACATCTCCAGTCTCGCCTCAGGTGTGGTGAGCTGATACATAACTGCTTTGCTCATGTCCTTCACAAGACCCTTGTCGATGGCATACTGCCAACGCTCGGGCTCGAAGAACATTTGTAGGATCTTGTCTTCATTCATAATTCTTATTGTATTTGGTTTGTTGAAGTACAGATATTGTCTGTACTTTTTAGCTATTAATGTAGTTAAACCAAATTTTTTTGCTTTTGTTGGTCTTATACACGTTACCAGCCTTATCAAAGTATATCCTTCTTGTCCCATTCTCCTGGCGAATAGGATAGTTCCCGATAAATGTTGTGCAGACGTACTCTATAATGGCTGAACCACGCTCATTATCTGTAGCTTGGTATCCAGTTTCAGGAATAATTCTAATCTGATAATCTTTGTTACCTAATGTAATTGTCTTCATAATTCTACTTTTTTGGTTATTGTGCGCAGTCCTTAGCTGCGCTTTTTTTTGGCTTTTCTTTTTTGCCAGTTATTGAACCATTTTTGAAGACGTAAGTCAGCTTCGTGCTGCCTCTTGTAAAACTCGTCTGAGCAAACCCACGCTACGAGCTTATCAGCTAACTCTGCTTGATTTTCCATATAGCTCACTTTTTTAATTTACTTTATCTGTGTGCTTGTGTTTTGCAAAATCCTCTCGTACTTTCTTGTAGATTTCGTCTGTCAGGAATAGGTTAAAATCAGACTTGTCTCTAAACCAATGTTTTTCCTCATAATATGGCGGAATCTTTATTCCTATCATTTCAAGGAACGACAAGTCGGCATTGTTCTCGTGTTGTATGCCAACCCATCCCAACTTGCCATTTATTACATACATCTCCCCGACTCCATTCAATCTAAAGTTGACGTGCCAGACAATAGCCTCTACGATTCTTTCTTTTTCTGTCATACTCTTAATATTTTGGTTATAGTAAGGGAGATTACTCTCCCTTTGTTTTGGCTTTGCAATACTTGATGTACTCCTTGAACTCTTCGTCTGTAAGGTGACTTTCCATGTCGCCTCCCCAGTAGGAGCACTGCTGGTCAAGGAAACCATCGATATAATCATCGTAAGTGCTCCATAAATCGCCGAGGCAAGTCATGGCTTGATTTCTTGATATACAGGACCATCCTTCTCTGCGTCCACATAGAACTGCTGGTCGTCTTCGATTTCTACGGTCTCTCCGCAGAAATTGTCCGAGCCAAGGATAATCTCGCTTCTGTCGTATGCATCCTGCACAAGCTGTTTTGCTTGCTTCTTGCTCTCTGCCTCCACACTAACGACCTTGTTCAAGGTCTCTGTCACTGATACGTAATACTTCATAATCTTTACTTTTTTTGGTTGATAATTGGCAGAGGGCAAACGCCCTCCGTTTTTAGGCTACCTCCTTGATGTAGTAGACGAACTCGTCAGGGGTATCTTCGCGCTTCTCCTCGTCCAACCAATACAAGTAGGATTCGCACTCGTTATAAAGTGCGCTCTCGTCAATGTTGAACTCGTTATCGTAGTCGCTGAGATAAACGCTTCCTACGCAGATCTGACCACGGAGCTTCTTTAGCTCTTCTTGCGAAAGGTCAAACACATTGCGCTCAACCTCCTCTCTCCACTCCTGCAACTCCGCATCCTCGTCATCATCGAGCAAGCGAGCGTACAAAGGACACAAGCCGAAGTCGCCGAACACCATCTTTTTCCAGTACACCTCGCCGTAGTAGTCTTTTACCATAACGAGGTGGTCCTCCTGAAGTTCGTACTCGGACTCCACGCAATCGACATAGGTGTCGTCGCATGGGTAGTCCTTCCATGCAGCCTCGAAGAGCTCCTTGGCTCTTTCTTCTGCATCCTTGAAGTCCTTGACGATTTCAAATTTACTCTCGTCTCTGTGACCTGCTTTCACTACGTACAATCTAAATTTCTTCATAATCTTATCTGTTTAATGGTTTGTTGCGATAGCCCGAAGGCTACCTGTTAGGCTAATGCGTTCAATACTTTGTGAGCATTGTACGCCACAGGGTTGTTGTACTTCATCTCTGCGAGGATACGTCTCTCGCAAATCTCCATGCAACGCTCGTGTGCGATGTTCTCCGACAACGCCGTGAAACTCGACACGCAAGCGTCCGATGGCTTTCCGATGGAATACGTGTAGCCGTTGCGATAGCAGATTATCTTTCTGCCAATCTTGTAAACTACGTCACTACCCTTCTGTTGTGTTCTGATTTTCTGATTCATAATTCTTTTGTTATTGGTGAATAGAAAGGGAGCGTGCAAGCTCCCTCTAATTAGACTACTCCTTCCACCATTCGGCGATGTCGGAGCGTTTCAAGTTTCTCATCTCCATAAACTCCTTGAGCGTATGGCAGTAGGTATTCATACAATAGCAGTCACCTTTCAGTCTTACGTGTACTTCCATTACGATATTCCTTTAATGATACAACACTGCTCTGCCCTTACGCTCTCTTAGCTTGTTGAGTAGATATTTCTTGTCGCTACCAGAGAAATTGTCCCTGATATACTTCTCACACTCCTTCTTCGTCCAGAAATGGCTACATTCCGTCTTTTCAGGAGACACGCAGAACCACATCTTTCCGCCCCATACGTCGCACAGACCTACGTAGGCGATTCCTTTCTTAAATTCCATAATCTATTCATATTAAATGGTTTGACAATGGTAGCGTGGATATTTCACCACGCATTTCTTAGGCTACATACACGTCATCGTACCACTTCTTGAAGTACTCACGTGCGTCCTTCTCGTTGCTTATCTGCTGAGAGATTGTCAGCTTCTTCGTTGGCTTGATGACAGCCGCAACGGAAAATGTTCCGTCGGCAACCCATCTGAGGAGCGAAGCTTTGATGTCTTCGTTCTCAACGCTCTTTACGATCTCGCATTTCAGCAAGTCGTCGTCGAAGATTTCCTCTAAATCTTTCTTTGTCTTCTCATTCATACCTCATAGTTTATTGGTTAATACTTGAATCTCCCCATGAAAGGGGAGAATTTTTAGGCTGTAGGAGCGAACTCCTCCTCTCTTTCGAGGTCATAGCTCAGATCTTGAAGCTCGTTCGAGAAATTGTACTTGATTCCAAACGTGCCGAATGCGTAGAAATACCACGACGATAGATATTCTCTGTCGTCGTTGGCTCTCTCGCTGTCCTCGGCTGCGTCAAGACGCTTCACCATCTCAGGGAACAGGTCGAAGTAATCATCTCCGTCGTAGTCGGTAGGCCAGCATGTGCCTGTTCTGTACTTCGGATAATCATTCTCTATGTCAGCAAAGTTGCCATCCATTCTGTGAGAATCCATGTGGAGATACTTCTTCATGTCTCTGTTGACCTCGTGAGCGAACTCCCAAGCGAGGTTGTGTATGTGATTCTCGTCGTCGTACAGGTCGTTGATGTACTGCTCAAGCTCCTCTTTGTTGTCGAAATTATCCAGGCACTCTCTGTAAAGCTCCTCGATGGACTTCGCAAACTCCTCGATGCCGATGTAGTCAGCCACCTTTTCGATGACCTCTCCCTTGTTGTTGCTAACAACTTCCACAATGTTCTTTTCCATAATTCACTTGTTTAAATGGTTGATAATGGAAATCCCCACCCATGAGGATGAGGATTGGCTTTGGCTTATAACAAATTCACGATGTACCCTTCCATATTATTGACCACACCGCCATAAAACAGCCACTGAACGTAGCTCTTTCTTTCGACAAGAGACAGCTCTTTGTACAATTCCTTGTATTGCTTAAAGTGTCCGTTGTCAAGCGATGCAACCAAATACTCGTAGAATGACTCTGCGCTCTCTCCTACCTCGTAGAACTTAGCCTGCTGCTCCGCAGTCTTGCTTCTTCTCTTTGCCATAATTCAAATAATTAAAGGGTTAAACGATAGAAGGCACGCCCATCCCTGAGCGCACCTTGTTAGGCTCTACTTGCAACGAAGCAGCTTTCTTACGAGACGTGTCTCCGAAGGATAGTCCTGGCCGGCTGTATATTCGTACCTTAGTTTTCCGCTGCGCAACAAATCAACACCGATACGTCTCATTATCCCACAGTTCTTCACACGGCTCCATTTGATATTCTCGAAAACGTCATCTTTATCACGCATTCCAAGCGCACCGCAGATGCCGTCCGTAAACTCTCTCAGTGCCTCGTCAGTCAAGCGGAAATTCTGGTAACACCCTTTCTTGTTGACAAAGCTACCGCTCAGCACGTCATCAACGGACAGCTGGCAGTAGCTCATCTGTCTCATTAGACCACGTATGGTCTTGTAAGTTCTTGTTCTCATATTCATAAAAATTATTGGTGAATAGTACCTGCATATCGCTATGCAGGATTTTTAGGCTTAACGACGTTCTACGTTCACGCTCACGGAATAAGGGAGACAATCTGCGTCAATCTCGCTCCATTCGTATTCAACGACGGTACTAACATACTTGTTCTCCATCTTATGTATAGTGCTGTCTATGAGATTTCTGCTGATAGTACATTTCGTTTTCTCCACACAAAACTTCACGTGTGCCATATAGCCATCTTTCGTGAACTCGACAAGTCCTTGTCTTCTTGCAATGGCTACGCATCCGTGGAACGCGTTTACAAACACGTACTTCTCTCCGTCGAAATACACATCTACGCATGTATTGCTCTCTGTTCTCTTTATATACTCCATATTCATTTGTATTTATGGTTAGACATAGTTTCTGTACGGATATACCGCACAGAATGATTTTGGCTCAGAATCTGCGAGGCTTGGAGAAGTCACGCTCAATCTCACGTGCAACCTTGTCCGCACGGCTCGCTCTTCTAAAGTAAGCCTTGTCGTCCAATTTCTTCGCCTTGCAATCCTCGTCGATTACTCTCTTGTGCGCCTGTACCAAGCGCATGAGGAACTTTCTGTCTCCGTCTGTCATAATTCTGAATTTTGATGGTTAATAATTGTAATGTAGCCCTACAGAAGGGCTACACCTTGTTAGGCTAAAACTTGTACTCTTTCTTCTTGCGTGTGTAATTATCCACGTAGAACACCTTCACTGCACCATATTCTTTGCGGAGCTCGTTGGCATTGTATGCTACTCGTTCCATGTTTCCACAAATAACCGAGTTATGCTCTGCTCCATCCTTATCAACGAATGATACGGAATATCCGCTCCATAGGAAATTATCCAGGTTCTTTCGGACAAACTCGTCAAACCTATAGCCTACGTTAGCTGCCATCTCGTGCATCTTCACGTAATACTCCTTTGTCGTGCCAAGCGTCTTGGCTGTAAGAAGGCAGATTTTCTCTCTGCCTTGATACTCGATGTAGAAATCCGTGTAGATTCCCTCGTTCGAGCCAAAGGTGGTGATGGAAAACGAGTCGAAAGCCTCGCTCACAATCTCTGTCTCGTTTAAATCCCATGCAGAGTAATAATCGAGACACGCTTTGCTCGCCCAATTTTCCTCCTCGATGTATCTTTCAATGATTTTTCCAAGCTCTATCGAGGTGTAAGGCCTGTCGATACCGGCAATCTTTTCTTTCTTCATAAATCTATTCTGTTTTGGTTAATAGCAGGCAGCACGAATTATCGTACTGCCCAGATTCGGCTCAAAGGTCGTAAACCTGGCTCTCGTGCGCACACAACAGGCTCGGACCGCTCAGTATGGAGAATGCGCAAGGGTCGAATCCCTCTATTCTCTTCATGCTGTCAATCTTCCTCTGAATCTCGGCACGTATGGATGCCATACTGAATCTTGCGTCCACAGGCATGATGCTATCCATGCCCACCATCTCCACCAGTTCCTCCTGTCCCCACAGAAACTTGTGGTTAGCGAGGTCGTACTTAGTGATCTTGTGATAAAATTGTACCCATTTGCTCATAATTCTGAAATTTTGGTTTGTAGGAGTGCCTGGCAATCGCCAAGCACAAATTTAGGCTAAGAACTTCTTGATGTACTCAACAACCTTGTCATACAACTCGTCGAGCTTATCGGGACGTAGTGTATAGAAAAACGAGAATTGCTCACAATACAAGTCCTTTGTCTCCTTGCTCCCTGTGTACACGCACACGCTCACGTATCCCTCTCTTTCGATGTATATCTCGAAAGAGAATTTTCCGCTGGCAAACGTGTCTCTCTGAATCTCATGCAACTTAGGCAAGATGCTCGTGCGCAAATACTCTCTGTACGTCTCCCACTCAGGGTAATCTAATTTCTTCATAATTCTGTGATTTTTGGTTTGACATAGTATGCGTGGGAAAACGCCCACGCACGTTTTTGGCTTACAGTAAGTCAAGGCAGATGATTATTATCCATCCCTCCTTATAGTCAAGCAGAGCAATATTGCCATCGCTCAATTTCTTGTCTATCCACTTGCCTACGGATGGCATGTTGCTGCACTCGGTGTCGTCCACCCATAGCGCACAATATGCGCCAGGCTGCAAGTTCTCACAGCCAGTGTCGTTCGCACCGTACCATTTCTCAGGTTTCACAGGTGCAACGAATGTGTTGATTGCCCACTGAGTGTTATCCACTCCGTCCTTGTTGAGGACATCCATGAGGTCTATGACCTGCGCTTTGCTAATTGCTTTCATAATCTAATTCTGTTTAAATGGTGAATAATAGAATCCGCCTGAATCTCTCCAAGCGGAAATTTTAGGCTACATATCCCATAGGTCGTCTATCTCCTGCTGAATGTGGTCCACGCTGATGGCTATCAAGAACAGACCGCACATCTCCAGGATTGCCGAGTAAATCACAGCCTGCAAGTCTCCAAGCGCAAAACCAGACACGGCGATCACACCGCTCAATACGCTCACGAGAACCACCAACACTAGGGAAAATAAACTCTTCTGCTTTAAAATCTTTTCCATATCTCTAATTGTTTATTGGTTAATTATCGTACTGCCTAGATTCCCTAGGCAGATTTTAGGCTAAAATTCTCCAAGCACAATTATCGTACTTTCCAAGTTTACTCATTCATTGGCAGGATGAAATTCTCCAAGCGCAGCGTTGAACGCCACAACTCCTTGAAGAACCATCTCCCAATTATCGTACTGCTCCAGAACGTGCCAAGCAGAATCATATAAAAGATTCCAAGCACATTCAGCACAATTATCGTACTTGCCAAGCACAGGAACGCTGGCACGCTCTGAAAAAACCCAAGCACAATTATAGTGCTTGCGTAAATAATCTGTCTCTGTCTCATAATTCTGAATTGTATGGTTAATTATCGTACTGTAGCCACGCACGACAATTATCGTACTGGCTACAGAATTTAGGCTAAAACAGCCACAACGAGCTTTTTCCCGTTGTAGCTCATAAACTCAACGTGGGCGTATATCGTCTGCAAATCGGCGATGTACAACTCCATCATTCTCCTCCCTCTGCAATCTAATGTTATCGTACTCATAATTCTAAATGTTTAATGGTTATAATAGAAAAGCCTACACGGAAATGTAGGCTTGAATTTTGGCTTCTTAGTAATACATCACGGAACAAAAGATGGTGCGCTTTTCGTTTATGGATAGTTTTGACCAGTCCGCACGCCATCCGTACCACAAACGCATCTCTTTTCGTACGTCTTGAGAATAACGTCCAACTTTATTATACCAAGAGTCAAGAAGCTTCTCTCTAATACGGAAGCGGGTTTTCATCTCGATGCTCACTAATACTTCAAGGACAGCACATAATTTATGCGCTCTAAGATAATATACTACTTTCTTATACATAATTCTATAAATTTTAAATGGTGAATAAAATAGGAGCTGCGTGAATGTCTCCACGCACGCAGCCATTGCCAGGACACACGCTCTCTTTGCGCCGCTCGTCGTCGGTCCACGCCATTTGCGTGAACGTCATGCCCTCTGAGGACTTGTCTGAATCCCGAAGGACTCAGGCGGATAACCCCTCAGCGTTCTCCACACGTTTTATTTACGCTCACAGATTTCTCTGTGCATACAGATGTTCGTACAACTGATTACGTATTGCAATTCTTTTGGATGTACCTCACACGGAATAAGCAATAAATATCCGTGAGCTATGATTTTAACCACATGGCTCAGTAGCTGGAAGCCAAGCACGTTAGGAACTCGTCCACGTGTGCCACACGATAGAATATGAATTATGATTTTCTCTCTCTTCAAACTCTCACGGCTCTCCGTGATACAAACTCCCTGCGGTCTCCCCGTCTCATCCCATTCGACGCAAGAGTGAGGAATTTTCTCGTTTCTCTCGTATGGATGTCTCCGTGAAATCTCGTTTCACTCTCCCATATCGGTGTGCCTCTCGCACTCTCGATTTACTGAGAAGCTCTCTTGAATTGAGACAATAAGCACTCAGGGAGAAAACTTGCGCTTTCTCTCTGTATGAAGTGAATAATTGTCTCGCCTGGTTCCCACGGTGTCACCGACACACCACGACCGCCTCAAACGGGTAGTGGGAAAAATAAGGGTACGACGACCCGCACCTAATCTCTGGACCAGGTGTAAAATAAGGGTGGATTTCTCCACCCTTTTTTTTTGAGTAGTGAAAAGGAAGGGTGATTACTCACCCTTTAGTGCTTTTAGCTTTGCTATTATAGCATCAGCCTGAGCTTGCAGGTCGCTTATTGATTCAGCTTTCTTGCGTGCAGTCTTCTTGCCCTTTGCAAAACTATCGTGCAACGCTTTTACGTGGCTGCCCAACTTTTGGGCAGTATCAATAATACCCGTTTGGGTATCTTTGCCGTTGTCGTTAAACCAGGCGGCAAAGGTAGCCAGATTGTGTTTGTGGCTAAACTCGCTAACGGCAGTACGCACGCACTCCGTTTGCAGCTTGTTGTACGTGTCATCACCTAGCACAACATTGTTTACGGCTTTTTGGTAAGCCGCCTTTGCAACCTCTAGGGCCTTTGCAGCCTCTAGCAACGCGGGGTCCTTGCTATCCTTGAGCAAAGCTACCTTGTAAGCGTTCAATACATCAAGTGATACGCTGCACTTCTCACTCTCTTTAACCTCAGAAACATATATTTTCGTTTCCATACAATAAACCCTACATTTATTTGGTGTGCGCTTTGATGTAGGGGTGCGCACTGATTAAACAAAAAAAAGATAGTTTTCACACGTTCCGGTGTGGGTGTTACACTCGCGGCACTCGGCGCTATCCTCATTGTGGGCGGAGGCTGCCTCCGCAGGTAAGAGTCTCTGCGGTTAGCTGCTATAATTACGCCCTAGCAGGGCGTGCGGGGCAACGGCCCCGCTCACCTATACTGTTGCAAATGGTGTGCCAAGTGACCAGTTTTAAATTAGTATGAATATTCATTTAACGTATTGTAAGTATTTGATTATTAGGTAGTTATAAGGTTTGTAATAATTACAGAAGATGTCAGTACTTGTTAAGGTTTTATTAAATTAACGTATTGTGTCAACGTGACACAAAGACAATTATTTGATTATTAGATAGTTAGCAAAATATAGGTGGCAGTATATGTTAATTAATTAACTTAATAAACATTAATCTTTACAAAATGCTAAGTGTCTGATTTTCAAGTAGTTACAACTGACAGAGTGTCAGTCTAAATTAGTTAAATTTAAGTTAATATGTAATACCTATTTACTTATTTAGTTAATATACCTTTAATATGTTAAACACTGAATAAATATACATGTATAAATATAGTAAAGAAAAAGTCAGTCAATTTTTTTGTTAATATATTTAATGTTTCACGAAATACGCATTGCTTCACAAAATGAATAAATATGCGAGAATTGAGTATTAATATACGTGATAAGTAGTTGAGTATTAGGGGGTTACAAAAACTATAAACAGATTAACATTTATTAACATTTGTGGAACAAAAATAGTGTTTCACGGAAATATTATACAATATAAACTTTCTTATTTTGTCCTATTTTTTCAAAAGACACCACCACACCCCCTAAGGAGCCAAAAATCCAGCGCCTAGTCACCTCTCCTAAAAATTTTTTCTTCCGATTTTTCGAGGTTTATATAAAGATTTTTTACCAAGCTATCGAAATGAATATATATACATAATCGAAGTAGCGATTGTTTCACGGTTTATCCTACCTTATTGAATAGCCATCTTTGCATAAATATTAAATGTAGTTGTATTCCACACTTTCTGTATGTTAAAAGTGTATAAATATACAAGTATTTATCGTATATAATGTATGAATATACGATTTTTTTTATATCTTTGCATTCGGATACGCAGGTGTGCGTGATAGGGGCGATTTGAACCTGCACTGCCCACGCGAACCCCAGTGTTTATGGGGATTTTGGGCACACTGCCCCTCTTCTCGCATCCATCACTGGATAGCATAATCCTGCACGGTCCTACATTATAACGTATTTATAGATATATAACTGTATGCAAGACAACGATTTTTACATAAACAAGCTGCACACGTTCCTGCTCGACCTTTCCAAGAGGTCTGAGTACGGACTGGAGGCTTTGCGTACTGACTGGGGCAACTCCGGCAGCAGGAGCTTCGGCGAGAAGCAGGCCATGTTCTGTAGGGGGATGCGCCTTCTTGCGAAGAACTGTCCTGTCAAGTACTACAAGGGTTCGTACTACATGTTCAACGGCAGGGTTTACGAGGTGTGCGACGAGGACATAATAGAGGTGGCCTACCAGCAGCTCATGGAGGACTTCCAGATTGCCCCGATGATGAACAGGCTGAACATCCGCAACGAGGTGTTCATGAAGACAATCCGCCTGTGCAACCCGCTGCGTCCTTCCTTCGACATCGTGGCGTTCAACAACGGCGTGGTTGACTTCGGCTCCGGGTTGCAGTACCCGAAGGTCATGCCTTTCTCTCCCGATTACCACGTCACGTACTACCACCCTTACGACTACAACCCCAAGGCGAAGTGCGACAGGTGGTCCAACTTCCTGCACGAGGTTCTCCCGGACAGGACTTCCAGGATGATACTCCAGATGTTCCTTGGCCTCGGACTTGTTCAGAGGGGGACGGCGTACAACCCGTACAACGGAAAGGAGTCCTCGAAAATCGAGCTGTGCCTGTTGCTCGTCGGCGCAGGTGCCAACGGAAAGAGCGTCGTGTTCGACGTGGCCTGCAACCTGTTCGGAAGCGACAGGATCAGCAAGATGGACTACGCGGACCTGACCGCCGACGGAGATGAGGGCATGAGGGGAAGGTTCCCTATCAGGAACGCCATCTTCAACTGGTCTTCCGACTCCGACCCGAAGAAGTTCGGCAGGAAGAACACCGGCATGTTCAAGAGGTTGGTGAGCGGTGAGCCCGTCCCCATGCGTGAGCTTGGCAAGAACGTGCTGGAGGCGAACGCCATTCCCTACCTCATATTCAACTTGAACGAGCTTCCGTTCCCGGACGACGCGTCGCTCGGCTTCATCAGGCGATTGCAGTACGTGAGCTTCGACGTGACGATACCGAAGGACAGGCAGGATCCGGAGCTTGCGAGCAAGATTATCAGGTACGAGCTTAGCGGCGTGTTCAACTGGGTCATGCGTGGGGCGCAGGAGCTTAGGAAGAGGAAGTACCGTTTTCCTGCCGCGGAGGGCAGCAAGAAACAGTTGCTTCTGTCCCTTCTCGGGAGCCAGCCGCTGTTGGCGTGGATTAGGGCTTACGGGCTGCGCTCTGATGCTGCGGCGAAGAACGAGGTGTTCAACTGGTTCAAGTCCTCTCTGCTATACGACTCTCTCGTTACGTTCTGCCGTGACAACGGACTGGAGGAGAACGAGATTCCTACGAAGCAGTTCTTTGGCAGGAACATGTTCGACAGGTGCGGTTTTTTAAGGAAGAGAGCGTCAGAGGGAATGATATACAAGGTTTACGGTGTCACGGAGCCTGACCTGAAGGAGCACATACTCATCGGCGACGTAGCCCCTGCCGGCGAGGAGGACGAGAAGGAGCCTGACACATTTATCAAGGAGGATGATTGACAAGGAATACATCAAGTCGATAATCCAAAGGGTTGTCGATGGCAAGGAGGCGAAGAACGTAGTACCCTCCTCTGCCTCCATGAGCGAGATAATGGCAGTCCTACGTGATGATGCCCTGGAGTGTATGCGCCAGATGTGCAGCGACAGGGATATTGCCGTGAACAAGACGTTGAACAGCGTAGCATTCAAATGTTTGTAGATTATGTTTAAGAGATACATTCCGGACGAACTTCGCAACGCTATCGAGAATGACCCGATCTGGCACAGCGTCAGTCCGTTGATTGATAAATTCGAGAAAGCCTATGAGCAGACGTTACAACAACAAGATACCACCTTTCAAGCCAGACCCCGAACACTGGACTAAGAAGAGCCATTCTTGGAAGGCGAAGGTGGCATACGAGACCGAGGATGAGGCTTGGGAGTTCCTTAATCAAAACCCAAGGTTGAAGGAGGTTGGATACCGACCTTACGTGTGCCACGTCTGCGGACTAGTGCACATCGGGCATTTACATAAACATTAATAGTTGAGGATATGAAGAAACGAGGATATTACAAGTATGACCCGGTTATTTACCCAAGAAGGCTGTGTGTAGCCATCGGCATGAACCAAGAGGATGCAAACAAGTGCTTTGAGGGAAGGAAAGGCGAGATTTTGAAGGTCGATTTCTCTAATTGTGCTGCCGTCACTTACGATGGCGTCAGAATAAAGTCAAGCAGGGAGAATTGCTCGTTTATTAATTTTGCGAGCAAAGATTCTATGAGGATGGGAGTTTGCTGTCACGAGGCTTCTCATTCCTGTGAAGACATTGAAAAAGACTTGTGTATTGAACACGGTGGAGAACCGTCCGCTTATCTGATTGAGTGGATAGCCTCCTGCATCAACAAGGCTCGCTTGGGCATCGGTGATTTTATAGAAATTAAAGAAAAGGAGGAATAGCTTATGATTGAAAAATATTATAAAGGAAACTTATTTGTTGCCCCTGCGTTATATTTCATTGAAAACCTTGATGGAAAAGAAAAGGAAAACTTCAAGAAAGGTGTCTTTCAATATGATGGCATGGTTTGTGGTATGGTCGAGGAAATCAACTTTGAGTGCGAACGTTTCTTGGCATCATTCAAGACTCCAGATAAAAACTACGCCGAACCAGTAATAGATTTGTCAATAGATTGCAATATGGCTGATATGAGCAAATTCCATATAGTTAAGAGCATTGATAGGATTGACTTTTACCATTTCCTCCATATCAATGAGCAAAAAATTATAGACATAATTAAAAACAAGGATTATGATTGAAGAAAAAGATATTAAGGTAGGTTTGAAATTTAGAATTTACAAAGCAAATGAGGCAACTTTGCTAACAGA